CATTTGTTTGTTGGATAGCCATAGCGGCGTCCACATAGGAGTGCATGATGCCTAGAAGGTCATCTATTGCTTTGTGTTGGAAGTAGAGTTGCTCTCGCTCTTGAGCTTGCTCTGGTTTTGTTTGGGTGATGCTGTCGAGGATGAGCGTCTTCAAATGGCTATAGAACCATTGGTTATCCTCTGACTGGAGGAGAGTCTGTGCGACCCTCCCCCGATGCACTATTTCTTCTTGGGTCAATTAGCAGCCTTTACGACCACCCATACCCTTACCAGAACCGAATGTAGCTCCGGCACCAGCAGAGAGCTTTGCGCCCTTTGGTGCTTTAGGTGCCTTCTTGCGGTTCATCTGACCGTGTGGACCCTCTGGATCTGGGGTCGTAATGTTTTTTGAGTTAGGCATTTTAGCCATTATAAAATCCTTAAACTGAAAATTCTGAACGAACGTCGCCGGGGTAAACGTAATGAACTTCTGGTGCTGGTGCTGGGGGCACTGGATCAACAGGAGCTGGTGGTGTAATAAAATCAGCCATTATTTCTTCCGTTTGTTGTAAGCAGCGAGAGCTTTACGGTCAGCCGCCTGTTCTTTCTTTGAGCCTTCCTTGAGACCAGACTTTTTGTCTAGCTTCTTATCCATGGAAGACTTTTCCCATTGTTTTATTGACATAGGCTTCTTAGCCATTCGGACTCACAATCATGTTCTGTTTAACTTCTTGAGGACGCATTGACTCCTCAAGTTCCATCTCACGTTGAGCAATGTCTACCTTGTTAGCAATGTCGATGTCTTTGCGTTTCTCTTCATGTTGCTTGAAGATATTATCGAACTGACGTTGCTGTTCTTGTAACTGCTCACGGCTACTCTCAATAGCCCCATGCATGTCAACCTTATGCTGGTTAGCTTGAGCGGCAATCATTGCTGCCTGAGCCTTCAGTGTCTCATTCTGCATGTTTTGCACTGCCATTGGATCTGGCTGTGGCGGTGGCACTTTGTCAGGTGGTGTCAGATAGTCATTGACTGCTGGCATCCCACGTAACTTCATGACATCAGATGCAAGTTTGTAAGCATTAGGCATCTGGAACATGGGAGCAAAGTGTGGGTTCTGAGTTAAGAACATTGCAATCTGCAATCTCTTCTCAGCCTCATTGTCATGCTCTTTGTAACCAAGATGTAATGAGACAGAGACAGACTTACGTTCTCTCCAGTCAGAAGGTTTAACTTCAACCCAGTTACCAGCTAACTCCACGACCTTCTTCTTGTTTTCCTTCTGGATGACAATCGAGTAAATCTTAAGGTACAAAGGAACAAGGAAGTTGTTAGCAAAGTTACGAGCAATTATTTTCTGCCGTGTTTGAGAAAGAGATACTAATCTTTCAACCATAGCGTCAGAGTTCTGACTACTGATAGCGTCTTTGTTGAGACCTTGACTAAGCGAACTAATGCCAGTCGTTTCTTCGTTTTGAGCTTTAATTAACTCCAGTGTCTGATAGACAAATGGGTTAAGCGGAGATTGTTCTAAAGGAGAAACTGCATCTGGTCTGGTAACATTAACGATGCCACCAAGACGATTGTCCAGAAGCTCACGAGGGTTCGTTAAGCCACCTTTTAGGACTTGATAGCGAGGGTTAACTGTAATCGTCGCGTGGTCAACGATAGAACGGGTCAAAACTGTTCTGACGTTTTGCGCTGGTATTACACGAGCAGCAAAGTTGTTTCCGTAAAAAGAATGGGGTATCGGAAGTGGCGTATAGACAACAAATGGTAGATCAGAGACTTCATCAATCTCTAGTGTCTGGTTGCCAAGACGCACTATCTTGTAAAGCTTGGCGTGTTTGTCACCTTTACGTTTAATCTTCCAGTAACACTCATGCACCAAGACCATCTTTAGTTCGTCTTGTTGCTGAGAGTCGTCTACCTTGAAACCAGCGTCTAACTGTTGGAAACGAGCGAATGTCTCAGGCATTGCCTGTAACGATAGCTTGTCTTCAACACCACCAGCAGCTTCAATCTTCTTTCGGTCGAATCCCATTTTAATCAAGTCATCTTTGGTCTTTAGTGACCGATGGCTACAGAAGTATTCTGGACCAAGATGTTTAGCTTGAGGTTCAATAGAGAACTCTTCTGGATTGATGACTTCAATCTTGACTTGAGAAATGTCAGTGACCCTAGTCAGTTTACCTGAGTAAAGACCTGTTGTTTCGTCAAGTTCCGCAGATAAATCAGAGATACTATCGTCAGCCGTAAGTAAATGGATAGCTTCTTCTGGTAGGTCTTCAAACTCTTCTTCAGATTGATCTTCATCTTCTTCCCAGTAGACCTTGACCACACCATTACGAGCTATAAGTCCATCATGAATAGTGTCTGAGAATATCTGGTAACCATCGTTTTGACGGAAGACCACATAATCACAATAGGCAGAAGCAATACGTGCCTCTTCAGCGTCTTCTGGTTTATCTGGGTCAAACTTGACTATCTCACGACCAGCAGCAAACGTCTCAAGTAACTGAGACTTCATGCTTTCTACCGCATCATAGACTTCAGTGCTGATATAAGAGGACGAACCGGGAGACTGGCGTAACGGAAGCTCCCCATTGTAATAACTCATCGTTTTCTCGCGTTCACGAGAGAGCTTCGAGTTATACCATTTGACAGCTTCTTGGATCTTTCGATCTACGAGAACCCCGATGGCCTCATCAGTTAATTCTTTTGCTTGCATTAACTAAATCGCCTTTAAGTAAAAATCATCAGTAACTTTGATCGGGGTAAACTTCCCGTCATGGATATGGTTAGCCATAGCAAGCGCCATAACTGTATCGTCATGACAGCCCTCCTCTGCCTCCATAGAGCCGCTCTCAGTCACAATGTATTGGAGCATCTCTTGCAAAGTAGTCTTGTCGGAGATCCACATTTCATCTTCACGGAGCGCAGCGCGCAACCTATCAATGATTAGTGGTTTCGATTTGGAGGTAGTTCTAAAGCCAATGGTGAAACTGTCGCGGTCATTAAGCTGACCTTCGCCAATCTCTGTGTAGGTGTTTGGATACGCTAAGTCTCGCCCTAGCCTTATCGCCGTGAGGAGACCGTGGTTGTTGTTTTCGACACATATACGGGCTTCATTGTAGTAATGCCCAAGAGCGAAAAGAACATCAGCAAAGTAATCAGGGTGTACATGTGACCTCCATGAGGCAACCAGTCGTTTCTGACTGTCGAGGATTTGGGCAACACTATAGTCACCGTCCTTGATGCCTATGGCTACGTCAGCCCCTATGAAATAACGCTCTGAACCCTCATGTTCTCTCCAGACTTTAAGTTCACCCCTTGGATGCTTCTCAAAGGCTTCACCTTCTAATGCCATGCGGTATAGCGGCTCTTCAGCCTCCTGCATGAAACGATGGATCTGATCTGGGTTGAACACTGGTCTACCAGAAGCAATAAAGGCTTCTTCAGCGTTCGATGGATATTCTTGAAGGAACTTTTCGCGTCCTGTCTGGGCGATACGACGACGCCTAAACATAAGTTGGCCGTCTGACAGTCCATATTGAGAGACGAGTTCCTCTTCTTCATATGTTCTCTCAAAAGCATCTGTTACATCCACAGTATACTCAGGACTGTCAAACCAAGGACTGAAGAACGGTATGAAACCGTTAGTCCCATCTACAGCACCACACCAGAGGTCATAGAACACACCAGACATACCGTTTGCGGTACTTTCTACGTAGATGGATGTGTCCTTTTCATCAGGTATAGACTGGAGAAGTGCGTTAAGATTTTCAGCGGCTGTCGCCTTCGGCCAGAAGGCCACCTCAGATAGATGTGCGTCGGTAAACGTTTCACCACGAGAGATACTATCGCCACCAGCAGTTGCCACCTGTATACCCGTGTCAAGCTGACTAAACACAAGCTCTTTACGAGAACTATACAGTGTCGCTGGCTTCAATAAGTCAGGCATCTCCTTGTGGGTTCGCTTGTACATATCGAACAAGGTGCGGGAGCTGTCTGCTTGGTGAGCAACAACAAGTCCTTTTCGTGCGTGGCGCTGACTAAGGGTCCAATACATGCGTCCGTGGACGTAGGTACTGAAGCCCTGCTGTCTCGCCTTGAGAATGACGATACGGACCTTACCAGTGGTTTTACGTTGTGCTTCTATAGCGTCGTGGAGTTTACGCTGTGGCGCATTGAGAGCAAGCGGTTTGATTTCTGCTTGTTTCGTTCTGATTTGAATAGCGTTCTTGGAGTAGAACTCAAAATCATCGTATAGCCGTTTGCGTACTACCTTAGTCTTCGTCATTTGCAATAGAAGCCAACCATTCTTCAGCTTTGTTCACACTGACCTCAGATTTGGCGACTGGTTTGCTACGAGTGAACTCAAGGATAAGCTTTGCAGCAGCAAGCTTGGTTTGTTGTGTGTTAGGAGAGCGAAGAACTGTCAAAGCGCCTGTTAGCGCCTCTTCAGCCATCTCGTTTACTTCCATGTTCTTTTTGATGTTTTCCATATCAATTTTAACCTGCTTGAGCGCAATCGTTCTAGCTCTTTTTATAGTCGTTCTGTTGTATCCCTCTTTGTTACCAATTGGCTGTCCAGAAAAAGCATAACGTGAACCGATTTCGGTCATGTAATTGCGGTATTCTGCATAGCCTGGTATCAAAGCAGTATAGTCTGCTTGATATGTATTAGGCCTTGATGCTGCCTTTGGTTTTCTAAGAGGAGGCGTAGGTTTACGGTTAGGGTCTTTAAACTTACGCTGCCAAGAACGTTTAGGTTCTTGAGGGGGCGGGAATAAGGCCCCCTCTGTATTCTCAACGTAACGACCGTCACCGATATGAATGATGTCAGTCATTTTGTTCCTTGTTTAGCTTTCTATTCTTTTTTCGAGCATTTACAGCAGACTTTTGATCAGCATGTTTCCATGTTTTCCAGAAGGATGGTGCTTTAACCAAAGTATCTCCAGATCTGACTTTAACTGTCTTTTCATTGAAGAACTGTGTGAGAATACCTTGATCCTTTTCCGAAAAGCGAGGAAGTATCTCTTTTTCAAATGCTGCCTGAGCATCAGCTCGATTATTGTGCTGACGTAAGGTATCCATAAAATCAGCACGGTTTTTGTTGATTACTGTTTTGGCAGATTGAGATAAACCATCAGCAGAACTTGCCGCTCTCCAAATTTGCGCTCTTGCATTGGCATATAATGATGTTTTTGCCTTACGAG